AGAAATATTGCCGCGCGCCGGAGGGGGCGCTGGTCGGCCAGCCGATCGTCCTCGAGGAGTTCCAGAAGAAATTCATTCGCGAGGTGTACGACAACCCGCACGGCACGCACACCGGGATCCTGTCGATCGGCCGCAAGAACGGCAAAACCGCGCTGATCGCCGGCATCGCGCTGGCGCACATCGCGGGCCCCGAGGCGGTGCAGAATTCGCAGATCGTCAGCGGCGCCATGTCGAAGGAGCAGGCCGCGATCCTCTTCAAGCTCATGGTGAAAATGATCAATTTCTCACCGGAGCTCACCGACCGAATTAAGGTGTTTCCGTCGGGGCGCAAGCTGCTCGGGCTGTCGAAGAACGTCGAGTACGCGGCGCTGGCCGCCGAGGGCAAGACCACGCACGGCCTGTCGCCCATCCTGGCGATCATGGACGAACTGGGCCAGGTGAAAGGCCCGACGGACGAATTCGTTACAGCGGTGGAGACCGCACAGGGCGCGTACGAGAACCCGCTCTACCTGGTGATCAGCACCCAGGCGCCGACAGCAAACGACCTGCTCTCGCGCATGATCGACGCGGACCCGGACCCGCATATCGTCAAGCACGTGTACGCCGCGCCAGAAGAGTGCGACCTGGACGACGAAAGCGCCTGGCACGCGGCCAACCCCGCCCTTGGCAAATTTCGTTCGCTCACCGACCTGCGCAAACAGATCGCCAAGGCGAAGGCCCAGCCCTCCCAGGAAAACGGCGTTCGCAACCTGATTCTGAACCAGCGCGTTGATGCGGTGGCGCCGTTCGTCTCGCGCTTGCTGTGGGAATCGAACGGCGCGCCACCGACACCGTCCACGCGCACCGCGCCGCGGCGGGTGTACGGCGGCCTTGACCTGTCGAGCGTGTCCGACCTGACGGCCGCGGTGCTGGTCGACGAGGAGGACGGCAGCGTGCATTCGTTCTTCTGGCTGCCGGAGCACGACCTCGCCGGCCGGTCGGAAAGGGACAAAGTGCGGTACGTGGATTGGCACAAGCAAGGATTCTTGCAGACAACACCCGGAAAAGCGATACAATACCGCCACGTGGCGCAGTATCTGCGCCAGATTTTTGACCAATTCGACGTAGTTTTGTTCGGTTTCGACCGGTATTTGATGGCTTTCCTTAAGGAATGGCTGCAAAAAGAAGACCCGAAAACCGTAAAACCCTTGTTCTCTGAACAGGAAATTGCTAGATTTGTGGAATTCGGGCAAGGGACGGCAAGCATGACACCAGCCTTGCGCGACCTGGAAGTGCGGCTTTTGGAAGGGCAACTGCGGCACGGCGACCACCCGGTGCTGTCCATGTGCGCAGCAAACGCCAAGGTTGTAGGCGATTCCGGCGCCAGGAAGTTCGACAAGCGCACGGTGCGCGGCCGGATCGACGGCATGGTGGCCCTGGCAATGGCGGTGGGCGTCATGCCTCAAAAAGTGGACGAGGAAGAGGTGGGAACCTTGGATGATTGGCTAAACGACCCGGTGCTGCTGGGATGAGTCTCCGCACAAAAACCGCACAGCTCGCGCGCAAGGCGTTTAGCCTTGTGTCGACGCCATTCCGTCTAAGCGATTCCGTCTCGTACCGCGCCGCCAACGATGAAACCGTGGGCCGCGCCATCACCGGCGCCGTCGACCCGGAAACCGCCATGCGGTTGTCCGTCGTCTTCGCGTGCGTCAAGCTGATCTCCGAAACCGTAGCCACCTTGCCTCTGCTGCTGTACCGCCGCAAGAACGGTGGCGGGCGCGAGGTGGCCGCCGATCATCCGCTGTACTCCATCCTGCACGACTCGCCCAACGCGGACCAGACCTCGGTGGAGTTCTGGGAGGAGGTGATCGCCTACATCGCCCTGCGCGGCGTGGCCTACATCGCCAAGGGCGTCGACGCGAACGATAACGTTTTCGAGCTGCGCGCGCTGCACCCAGACCGGATGGGTGGGCGGCGCCTTCTTCCCGCCGGCTCGTACGTCTACACCTACAATCACCCGACCCGCGGCTGGATCGATATCCCCGAGCGCCTGATCTGGGTGCAGAAGGGCTTCGGCGGGCTGTCGGTGGTGCAGTATGGCGCGTCGTCCATGAGCGGTGCACTTGCGGCCGAGGCCAGCGCGTCGAAGCTGTACGGCAACGACATGAAGCCCACGGCGGTGATCAGCCGGGAAGAGTTCCTTACGAACGAGCAGCGCAAGCAAGCCAAGGCGGCGATCGCCGACGGCATGATGCGCCCCATCGATGGTGGCGGCGCGATCCGGCTGCTCGAGGGCGGCATGAAGTATCAGCAGCTTTCCATGACGCCGGAGGACGCCCAGCTGCTCGAGACGCGCCAGTACAGCGTGGAGGACTTGTGCCGCTGGTTCGGCATGAACCCGGCCATGATCGGCCACGGCACCTCGGTGTCGAACTGGGGCACCGGGCGCGAGCAGATCAACTTGGCGTTTCTGCAATACGTCCTGCGCGCGTACACCAAGCGGATCGAGCAGGGTATCGCGAAGTGGCTGATCAAGCCCGAAGAGCGCCGCCGGCTCTACGCCGAGTACAGCGTTGAAGGGCTGCTGCGCGCGGACAGCGCCGGCCGCGCGGCGTTCTACAGCACCATGGTGCAAAATGGCATCATGACGCGCAACGAGGTGCGCGACCTGGAGAACCTGCCGACGATGGACGGCGGCGACGACTTGACTGTACAAACAAATCTTGCTCCGATATCATTGTTGGGCCAGGGCATCGCCCCGGCCGCCGACGCTATCGAGGCGTTGAAACGCGCGCTAGGCGCCGAGGACAAAACCCATGCAACGTAAAGACACCGGCGGCATGCTGCACAAGCAGATCGCGTTCAAGGCCGAGAAGGTCGGCGACGACGGGACGTTCTCCGGCTATGGCTCGGTGTTCGGCAACGTCGACAGCTATAAGGAGATCGTCGCCCCGGGCGCGTTCGCCAAGAGCCTCGACACCCTGGCCAGCGCGGGCGACCCGCTGCCGGTGTTGTGGCAGCACGATCCAGAGAAGCCGATCGGCGGCTACACCAAGCTGGCCGAGGATAAGCACGGCCTTCAGGTGGAGGGGTTCCTGCTCAAGGACGACGTGGCGCAGGCACGCGAAGCGTACGCACTCATGAAAGCGCGCGTCGTCAAAGGCCTGTCGATCGGCTACTACGTGCGCGGTGACAGCTACGACGAGAAGACCGGCGTGCGCACTCTCAACGAGCTGGACCTGCGCGAGATCAGCGTGGTGACGTTCCCGGCGAACGAGCTGGCACAGGTGGAGAACATCAAGACCGCATTTGTGCACATGCTCAAGGCCGGCCAGCTGCCGGCAGTCAAGGATTTCGAAGACTTCCTGCGCGAGGCAGGGTTTTCCAAAACGCAGGCCGCGTTTATCGCCAATAACGGCCTGTCGAAGCTGCATCGGGGTGAGCCCGACGGCACCAAAGGCGAAGAAATTATGGCTGCGCTGTGCAGCTTCAAACTCACCCCGTAAAAGGAAAATCCCATGGACATGCTGGAAATCAAAAACGCCCTGAGCGGCATCTCGGATCAGGTCAAAGAAGCAGGCGAAAAAGCGATGGCGGAAGCCAAGCGCGGCATTGCGATGACCGAAGGCCAGAAAGAACGCGTCGACGAGCTGCTGGTCAAGCAGGGCGAACTGCAGACCGCGCTGCGCGAGGTGCAGCAGAAGCAAGCTCGCGCTGAAGAATTCGGCGCCCAAGGCGTCAAATCGATGGGCCAGCAAGCCATCGAAAGCGAGCAGATCAAGGCGTTTGCCAACGGTAACCAGCGCCTGCGCAAGGGCCAATCGATCGAGATCGGCGTCAAATACATCTCGAGCGCCACCGGCACCGCCGCGGGCAACGTGGGTCAGGCCATTTCGCCGGACCGCCGCGACAATCTGCTGGCGCTGCCGGATCGTCGTTTCACCATCCGCGACCTGGTCGCCCCTGGCCAGACCTCGGCCCCGGTGATCATCTACCCGAAAGAAACCGGCTTCGTGAATAACGCCGCCGTCGTTGCCGAGGGCGCGCGCAAGCCGGAATCGTCGATCACCATGGTGACCGTCACCGAGACGGTGAAAAAGATCGCTACCTTCATGAAGGCATCCACCGAGATCCTGTCGGACCTGCCCGGCCTGCGCTCCTTCATCGACTACCGCCTGCGCTACATGCTGAAATTCCGCGAGGAAGCGCAGCTGCTCATGGGTTCGGGCGTCGGCAACAACCTGAACGGCATCTACACCCAGGCCACCGCGTTCGCGGCCCCCGCCGGCGCCGCCACGGCCACCACGTCGCTGGACCGCCTGCGTATCGCCCTGCTCCAAGCCGAGCTGGCCGAGTTCCCGTCCGACGGTCTGGTGCTGAACCCGATCGACCTGACCAACATCGAGCTGCTGAAGGACAACACCGGCCGTTACCTGATCGGCGATCCGCAGGGCACCGCACCGTCGACCCTGTGGCGCCGTCCGGTTGTTGCCACCCAGGCCATGGGCGTCGGCAACTTCCTGGCCGGTGCGTTCCGCCTCGGCGCGCAGATCTTCGACCGCGAAGACGCGGCCGTCGTGATCGCCACCGAGAACGAAGACGACTTCGTCAACAACCTGGTCACCATCCTGATCGAAGAACGCCTGGCCATGGCGGTCTACCGTCCGGAAGCGTTCGTTAAGGGTTCCCTGGCGATCGCCTAAAATGGATAGCGGCGCTTCGGCGCCGCTTTCTCAACCAACCAGGAGCAGATCATGACCAAAGTTAAAGTAACGGCGCTGCAGCCGTTTTCGCACGGGAACGTCGACGCCAAGCAGGACGGTGTCTACGAAATGAACAAGGGCGACGCCCAGGAGCTGCAAAAAGCCGGCTTCGTCAGCATGGACGGCGAAGGCGAGCCGCAGCAGACCCAGGTGGAGCAGCCGCCGATGCAGCCGCAACCAGGTGACGTTGTCGCCGACGAGGAAGAAGGCATCCTTGGCGCCAAGATGGACACCGCCCTGGAAAACAAGATGGCCAACGCCGCCGAAAACAAGCGTAAAAAGTAAATGAAAAAGTACGCCGACCGCTGCAAACAAACCACGACAACCACAGGCCCGGATACCTTTCTGCTGGGTCCGAAGGTTAGCAAAATGCGTGTTTTCGCAGCGGAAGGCGCTTTGTCGGTGGGGGACCAGCTTTACTACTGTGCAGAGCACACCGACCCGAATATCGACGAGTGGGAAATTGGCGAAGGCACCCTTGTGGACGCCACGCACATCTCGCGCGACAATGTGCTGTCGAGCAGCAATAATAACGATATTGTCAACTTCAGCGCAGGTATAAAGCACGTGTTCAGCACCTTGCCGGCCAGCGCCGCAATGGCGCTCGCGTCGCCGAATGCGCTGTCGGTAACCGCGGTGGCGGATCCTACTGCCGCGTATCTGCCACTGCGTATCGGCACGCAGATGTCGCAGATCAGCATCACAAATTTACTGACGTCGGTCGGTTCGTCGGATGCCCAGCTGTCGAACGCGGGCGCCCTCGGCGATGGCGACATTCTTGTCGTCACCCAGGACGGTGCCAACGCCGTCCGGACCAGCCTGGCCGCGTTGAAAGCGTACGTCGGCGGGGCGGTCGCGCCTACACCAACCGTCACGTCGGTGACTGTTTCGCCAGCGACGGCCAGCTTGCAAGGTGGCGGCGCGCAGACGTTCACGGCAGCGGTGGCCGGCACGAATTCGCCCGCGCAGACCGTCACCTGGACGGCGAGCGCCGGCACGATCACGGCTGGCGGCGTGTTCACAGCGCCGGCGGCCACCGCGTCGACTCAAACCATCACCATCACGGCCCGCAGCACGGTGGACACGACGAAGACCGGCACCGCCACGGTCACGGTGGCCGCCGCAAGCGCGCCGGCGCCGACCGTCAGCAGCGTCACGGTGGCGCCGGCAACGGCCAACGTGGCCGGGGG